TTAAATCTACAAGTCTACCTCCGGAATAGGAAATATAAGTTTCACTAAAGTCTGGCTGCCATCCCAATAACGCTTTAAATATTTGATTTCTAATATCATGTAACTGAGAATAAGCTGCAAATCCTAATTGCTCTTTCTGTGAAGCATCTGCTCCCAGGGCAACTATTACACCAAATCTCTCTGTCACCATTTGCATGACAGTCGAATCATACTGATTCTTTTCTGCAAAGTCAGCTACAGGAACAACGAAAGCCATATCTGTTGTGAGTGTATGCTGTATTGCTGCATTTAGTTCTGCAGATCCACCTATATTATTATCGAAGTGGGTATCAGCAGTTCTCAACTTTAGAACAATTTCATCTAATCTCATTTTAATTCCTCATTCTCTGTCCTGCTTTTATTGCAGCAAAAACTCTATCACCTACCGGAAATCTTTTAATAGTAGGTTCCCATAACGGTCTTGGAGCTATTCTCTTCGCCCACTCTAAATGAGGGGGATAAGGAACTCTCATTGGAACATATACACCAGCTTCTTTCTGTATTGGATTTACAAAATCCTTTATAGAATTGATATACTTTCCTGTCATTACAGCAGGAGCGTGTCCAGGTAAAGAAGGAAAATGTATTTTTCCGTTTACCCTACGTCCTCTTGTATAATCTCTAGGTGTATTCTCCATTTGTAATTTAATGCTGCTCTCAAATTCTTGAGTAAGTTTATAGAACTCATCCATAGTATCATCAATCATTTCTCTGGAGATATTTTCAATCTTCAATTCAACAGCAAGTAGATCTTGATGATTTACAATTATTTGGAAGTTCTTTCCTTTATTTGTTTGTGAAAAACCACCACCATCATAATTAAATGCCACGTCCTGCACCTACCTCATATTGATCTATACATCTTATAAATACCCATTCATAATTTACATCATCTGGGACTACTCTTTTTATCTTTAAAAGTTTACCTCTTCCGGTAGAACCCCGTTCCAATAGAATGAAGTAATCTGCCTTAATAGGATTTAGATCTGTAATTGAATTGAATGCATCGGAGAAAGCAAGTCCAAAAGATTTACCTAATCCATTTGAAGTATTCTCATCAAAGTTCCCATCAAAAGCATCACCAAAAGCATGATCATATTTAGAGATGACTGAATCATATCTAAACCTGATCTCATGACTCTCTACTAGATCATCTATATTCACACCTCTAATTGGCATCGATCCGGTTAATATGGCATTTTTATTTAAAACTTCAACCCCTGCCCACAACCGAACTAATCTCTTATAAGTATAATCCCATCCACCATTTGCATTTGGAGTCGATACTCCTTGCAAAATCTGAACTCTATTTTTTAATTTTGCTGCCATCCAACTCATAAGTTATGCACCTTAAATCTATTTAGCATTAACTTAATATCCGGAGGGGGATTCTTCGGATCCAAGTGTCTGTCTTCATAATAACTTGTGGTCCACATTTTCATAGCATCCCGAATTGCTTGTGGGACTGTGCTGGCTGTGGTTCCATAACCAGCTAAGAAAGACACACGATACCCACCTGAGAACCTTGTGGTGTTCGATGGGAGTGATTTTGTATTCTTTATAACAACACGACCTGGAATCGCTTCTACAATCGCATAGTACTTGTCTGAGTCAAAGTCTGTGGTAGTGTCGTCCTCATCTATTGTTTGAATAGACGATATAGAAATAAGCGGAGGTCTGGGGAGAGGGAGATCTCTTTCATTATACTCATCCATGACTAGCCGGATCGTTTGCTGTATTAACGCTCTCCCCAGGTACTCCTCCGTAGCTAGTCGAACAGAAGTTATGGCACTTTCTAAAAAAGAATCCTCGTCAGACCCATCAATTCTGGCATACTCTTTTACTTCAGTTACCGTAATTGGTTCTACTGTTGGTTCTGTAATAACTTTCCAAAATCTATTTCCTTTAGGATCAAGGTTTGACGCAGTAATCATAAATCACCTCATTTTCTTCTTCTCGTAGTTGCTTTGTTTTCCGGAGCTTTAGGTTCTGCCTTATTCTCTGGTTTGTTCACTTCTTTTTTCTTTTTGGGTACATCTTTCTTTGGTGTATCCTCCGGTTCCTTTTCTTCTACAGGGGGAATCACAGTACCAGCTTCGAGAGTTTTGACTATCAAATCTGCTAAACGTTCTGGCAAATTATGAATCTCACCCTTCATAAAAACAGTAATGTGTATTCCATCTGTAGCTACAGGGACCGTTTTGGTTATTTTAACTTGAACCATATTCCCTCCCTATTACTCATCATATTGTACGACAGTTCCTTCCTCAGAAACGATGGCCCATTCAGAATCACTAGTACCAATCAATCTTACGACTGCTGGAACAAGAGAATCATGAGTCATAGTAAAGTTTGAAAGTGTTCCTGAAACATATCCATGAACAGAAGCAGTAGTATATCCTGAAGCATGACCGCCACATTGTATTTCAATCGAAGCCACTGAAGCAGCCCCACGAGTCATTAGAATAAGTTCCTGTCCTTTATAAGCTGAAGGCAGCTGTGCTGAAGCCGTAGTTGCAGTAGCATCCATCGAGAACACGATTAAATGTGTCAGTGATGGTAAGATTGGTGGAGATTCCCCACCTGTTTGAGCAGACAAGACACCCGCACTATTAATCATAATAACTGTGTTTGTCTTTACTGCGATTATGTTCCGGAGTTGTTCTCCAGTAACATCATTATCGTAAAAATTCATATATCCATCGGAATCTACAAAAAGCCTTTCTGCACCTTGTTCAATTCCGACTTTACTGTTAGGATATGTATTGTCTCTTCCTGACATTCTTTCCTCCTATTTAGTATAGTGGGGAGTTAAAACCCCCCACTTTCAATCAGATTATATCGGTGTATTTACAGGCCATGTTGCTGGTTCACCAAGCACACACCATCCTGCCATAATTGTAGCTGACATTACTCCTGTTTCGGAAAGAACCAATCGAACATATCGATGATCTTTATCCCCTTTATATCCACAAGCGTAAGTAGTTCCTGAACCAGTTACACCCTGAATAGTTTGAAAGATACCTGTCTCAGCTGTGGAGTCATACCCACCAGCTACAGAATGTATCAACAGACTATTAGGAACCGCTGACCATGCACTAACGCCATCGGCAGAAGCCAGACCATGCTCTAGTCTAAGAGCCCAATCACTTGTAGCAGCACCAGAAGTGATTGCGTCTGTAGTGACAATAAAAGTCACAGCTTCATATCCTTGTCGATCTATTGTCCTGCCATCCAACGCAGCAGATTGTGATGCGGGTGTCATTGCATCAAAAAACCCAAAATTACTATATCCATCTCTAAAAGAACCCATTATTTTTTCCTCCTATTATTTATTTGATTACTCAGAAATCTTACCAATTTTCATTGCCTGGAAGTTCACAACATCTCCACCAACTCTTTTACGAGTATAAAACTCTACAAAAGGTTTAACGGTATAGGGATCTCTTTGAACAGTTACACCCAGACGATCAACAATGGTGTATGCTTCGTTGAAATCAGCAAGAACAATAGACAGTGCATTAGCTGCAACTGCTGGCATACTTGTAGCCATTCTAACAGCAAGACTCAGGATAGTAGAAGGAGCATCAACCGCAATTGATGGTTTCCATATGTAGTTACCATTACCATCTTTCAACAGCATAGCATCCCGAACTGTAGTTCTGTTCATTAACCAAGTACCTCTATTCAGGTAATCTTCAACGAGTGAGTATTTGATTTTGATAAAACCATCAGCAGTTAAAACTGCAGCAGCTCCCATATCAATCTGCTCGATTTGTCCATAATCAGTACCAGTATCATATGTCAGGAATCCACGAGGTTTTCCAACACCATCACCAGTTACGAAAGCAGCACTTTCATATCGGCCCATTTTTTCTGCAACTTTATTTGCAATATACTGTTCGATATTGATTGCAGAATCTTCTAGCAACTGTTGAGTTGCACGAGGTTTAGCATACATGACATGAACAGGAATTCTCTTTTTCTTGAAATCAGGTGTGTCTGTTTCAGAAGAAGACTCAGTTTCATTTTCCCAACCAACGCCAGCTTCATTCCAATCAACCATCAGTTCAAGAGCATCAGTAGAGATACCTTGAACATTTGCCAGTTGACGAATAGGATCCATTTCAAAGATCTTCTGAACGATTCTGTTACTCATAAAAGGAGTTACAGTATAACCACCATCAGGATCAACACCAACACTCAAACGTTTGTACTGTTCGGGTGAAAGTTGTCTACTGTCTTTTCTAAGGAAAGTTTTGAAGTCTTCACAATATGCTGAATAGTCATCGACAGAAACATCGAGGTTTTTAACAATATCGTAGTTTGTGTTCTGTCCCTTGTTTAACATACAAGCTAACATATGGGATTTTGCTTCTTCAAACTCTACTTTGTCTTCTTTGGTGATGATTTTACTTGGTCTTTTTAGAGACACTTCAAGATCATCTATTTGTGTTTGTAACTTAGTTGTTAAACCTTCCAACTTTTCAGATCTGGATACCAGGTCTTCTTTCAGGGTTTCGATTTTAGTTTTATCAACTACATTCTCTTCCACTGATTTTGTCAGGTTCTTGTAATTTGTCTGCATCTCATCATGTATAGCTTTGGTATTAGTCCCAAGCTGTTCGATTTCTGCATGGATTTCTTCAAAGGTCATTGCCATAAAAATACTCCTTACTTATTTTTGATTAACTAATGATTTTAATTCCGCATTTATCTTTGATAGAACCGACCTCACGTCAGGCTCAAGTTCTTCCGAGACTCCCTCTCGTAGACCTTCTTTACAAAGACTAGCAACGAACTTGGCTGTTGTTCGAGACAATCCTGCATCCCGCAGGGCTGTTTCAATTTCTCGCTCAGTTGTCGCTTCCTCAACTGCTGATTTAACATCTGTGATTATTGCATTTGTATTTGCAGGGAATGTCACCAATGACACTTCCCATAATTCCAATTCTTTTAAATTCCGAATATGTGTTTCAGTATTGTATTCGGCTACCTTAACATTGTACCCAATTGACATAGTACTAATAGATCCAAGTTTCAATTGGTCCAATACATATTTACCAAAATCAGAGTTTATTCCGATTTTACCTTTAACTTTAAGTCCCTTTCCATCTTCCAGTACTTCAACGAAAACACCGACTGGCTTATCACCATCATGCTGCCACAAAACAGGAAGAACCCCATTTTTATTATGATAGCCTTCAGCGATAGTTTTAGAGAAAGCTCCTGGATCTACAAGATCCCCGTAAGAATCTGGCTCTCCATAAAAAGTAGAAGCATACCCTTCAAAAGTACCATCTTCTGCAATTTCTTTTATCTCAAAAGGAACTCTCTTGACTTCATCATATGCTAACTTATTTTCTTTTGCCATCTCTCAACTCCTATATGTGTAGTAACTGACCACACAACGACAGTGTATGGTATTTTCTGGACTTCCCGCTGGATCTCCAGGGTACATCAACTGCTCCCCACCAACAAAAAAAGGCTGGCTGATTGGGACTCTCTGACCGTTTGCTATAGCATGGGGATCTCTGGTCTTCGCATCCATAACTGCTCCCCATTCTTTCTCTTGTACCATTCTTGAGTTCAGCATCATATGATGAGTACTGCTAGAATAGGCTGTATGAGCTTCCGTTTGAGCAATTCGCATAGCTCTACTTGGAATCCGAATACCACCAATTCTCCGAATTTCTCCGGAGATTTGTGTAAAACTAAAACCGTTTCTCAACCCATTCGAGATTATGTGACTAATCGCAAGTCGAGTGGTCCTTAAAATAAGAGAAGCTCTTTTGACTGATTCTCTACCCAACCAAGTTAGGAAGACAGCCCAAAAAGAATCTGTAAATCCTTTCTTTTCATACCGAATAAAGTTCTTCGGGGAAACTTGTTCTAAGTCAGACTCTACAGTAGCAATCCAATTAGCAGCCATCCTAATATAGAATGTCTTGAGAATTTCCTGTAGCTCTGCAAATCTGTTTTTGATATACCATTCATAATCTAATAGACTGCCTTTATCAGCAGCTTTGGCTATATCATTGTATAATTTATTCAAATACTTTTCAATTTCTACATTCAGGTAATTTCTTAATTTTGTGTTGTGAGCAAAAACATATCTTCTAAAATCTTGTTTTTCTTTCTCAGTTTCTAAATTAAGCATTAAGTTGTACCACCCGCATTAGTATCGTCTACATCTGGATCTCCACCCATATTCTCATCGATATGATCTTCAATCTCTTCTTCAGCTGCTTCCGCAGTTTTGGTAGTAAGAGGAACCATAGCAGCAGGAACGAATAACATTTCACCACCATCAATAGTATCAAGACCAACAATCTTTCTCTTTTCGTTGACTGTCAGAAAATCGGCATTTTGGGCCCGTTCCCATAAGATCTCTCTTTTGGAAGCAAGTGCAGGAATGTCGTTAATATCAAAGTCAAGAAACGTAGGAGCATTTTTAGATGAGAAGATCCAATTGTTCATTTCATCCCGAGTATAATACAAGTAATATACCAGAGTGTCTTCCCAGAAAGCCTGTCTAGCTTCTTTATAGTTTGAATAAGTACTATCCCCAGGGATACCAATCAACTGTGGTGGAACACCATAAGCATAACTAATTCTACGGGAAAGTTCCCGATTAGTTTCTATGAAGTCCATCTCTTGTGGCGACCAGTTATAAGGTTTCGCATCTATATGGAAGTCTGATTCAAGTACTAAAGATTTCCCTGAATTTTCAGATCCAGAATATTTATCTTTTAAGTCTCTCTCCAATCGGTCATACTGTTTGTCCGACAGAGAACCCTCTACCATAATAACCATACCTGGGCGACCTTCATTCTCCAGCATTTTCTTTTGCCAAGAAACAGCTTCATTTGCTGTATCAATCTCTCTGGCAGCTGGCTCAGTAATGGAAGTTCCATAAAAGTCATCTAATGGGTTAAAAAACTTATTATGCAAAATATCTGAATGTTTTGTTATATCATCTACCAGAAAATCTTGTGTGTCATTATAAACATATTTAGCAATTTCACCAGTATTTTTGTCAAGAACTATTTTCATCTTGTCAGGACGCAGAACATACATCTCTTTTGGTATCTCTTCTTTCCTCAGAGTGATTCTTTCCATATAAGAGTTACCAGCTATCAGTAGGTAAGCAATGTTCTTCAACATTAGAAAGTTCCATGATTCTTCCGGATTAGGTCGGTCCAACAGTTTATTCATTGGGTGTCCCAAGTTTCTCTTCTTTGAGTCGCCATCTCTATCATAGATAGCCCAGGGAACAGTTGCCATCGACTTACCGATCAGATCAATACATCTGAAAGATATGATATTCTTCAAATATGTTTCTTTAGCAAAGTTATCGTAATCTATGTCAGACCATCGGGCAGTTCCATACTGTGTATTTAGAATGGCTACTCTACTTCTTTTCTTTTCTGGCACTTTCTTTTTCTTTTTAAATATACCCATTAAAATTCCACCCTACAGTTTCTTATTATTTGCATATTAGGAGTAAACACAACTTCACCATCATATCCATTGTATGCTATTACAAATCTATCAGTAGTATCCAACGCATTCATGAAATGAGTGATTGCAATTAGTCTACCTCGATACCACATTTTTGCTGGAACTTCGATTATATAGTATACATCTTTCTTTTCATGAGGATTCACTCGAACATGATTGTCTGCATAAGAATGTTTTAATTTATATTTCTTTTCTACAACAGCCCATTCAAGTAAACTAGCAGCCTGTTCTTGTACATTAGGTCGTGCTAAGTAATTGTAACCTTTATGGCTGATTAGATATTCATTTAGATCATACGGAGTAAATTCAGATTCATTCCTTTCTTGAATTATGTTTGCAATACAAGTAGCCAAACAACCCCATTGTCCCAAGTAATCTACCCAAGTTGGGGAACTGGTCATTATAGCGTCTTTCCACTTGCCATCTGTCTGATTATTATATTTCAAAACTCCCCCCTTAATTTCCTGAAAGCATCATTAGAAACTCTGCAATAACCCCGACCAGCGAGAGTATGGATACTCCAAGTGCTGTCCAAATTACTTTAATATATGTTTCCACTTTCACAAGCCTTGTTGCCATCTCCAGCAAATCATTGGCCTGTTTGTCTTTTATAGTATGAACAAGTTTGAATAGCTCTTTTAAAGATTCTTTTATTTCTCTAATATCATCTCTGTACTCTTCGCTCATATTTTATTCCTATTTTGTTAATTCATCCCGAGAACCTATTGTGTCCATTTCAAAGTGAAAGTCCATTTCTAATAGAAAAGCATTTCCTGTAAAAGCATCTGTTGCACCATCTTCATCTGAATAGAAGTGGAAGTGATCCCATCTCTGATATTGATTATAATCTTCTACAAAACTCATTGACTATATCCTTAAAATTTTTAATGACTGGTTTATACTTGAGGTAGAGCTAGAAGTACTGCCACCACTTGCTGTATTCGGAATACTATTCCCTGCTCCAATATCACGTTCTGAGGAACTCCCCCCAATCTTACTAGCATCTTCAGCATCTTCTCGTGCAGATGAGTTATAGTTCAATCTTAAATCTTGAGTAGATACATCATTTAATCCAGGATCTGTATTTTTATTATTAGTTACATTTACTAATTCTGTGGAATAATCTGTTGTATTCCCATACAAATTATTTCCATCAATCTGTTCATTTCCATTCATGTCTTTTGGAATTACAATACCCTCATTACAACGGATCACAATATTATTTAATATATTAATGTATGTTCCAGGATTCGTAACTGTCCATCCCTTTATGCCGATTACGGAAGCTCCATTCATACCATCAAGTGTATTTTGGGCAAGAATAAATGGCTGTTGATTTTGCTCATCCATGCCTATTAAAAACCCAGAATCATTCTGTATCTCATTGCCGACAAATATTCCATAATTCCCATATACCTGGTAAGTCCCTCCGTTGTTGTAGACCTTGTTATAACCACAGAAATACCCACCATCAAAATTGATACCCCATCCGGAATTACCATATACGTTACAATATCCAATATAACTAGCATTATCTAAATTTATGCCTACTCCAGTATTATCATAAATATGACAATTCCAAACCTCACAAGCATCATCCCCAGTAATACCACCTCCACCAAAACCATGTATGTGACATTTTCTAAGTGAGAAATTATCAAGCCCACCAGCTCCATCAAAACCTACACCAGAACCACCATAAGCATCAAAATTTTCATAAATAGTGGTGAAATTCAACTTTATCCCAATCGAGGTTCCCGAAGCATTCAACTCAACTGGGTTAGGATAATCAGCTTCCCCCGTTGTAGCATCTACACCAAGACAATGTATTGCATTTTTATATTTAGCGTATAAAGTACTACTTGGAGTATGTCCGGTTTCAAGAATTGCACTATTAGCATTTGCTGTTGAATACACAACAGCGTTAGAAACTTTTAAAACATCTCCATCTGCATATAAAGAAGCTGTTCTAGGATAATCTAAAGTGAGCAAAGCACCTCCCACAATCAAAGAGGAAGCTGTAGAATCTGAGGTGTATGCTATGTCTAAATCAATAGAGACTCCTGTGTTTACTGCAGTGATCTTGTATCTCCCAGTTGTGTATACTACTCCATCTACAAGATAAACGTAAGCTCCTACTACAGCATTTGTAAATGCCCCAGAAGCTCTTACAAAAGCAGCTCCATTATTAGTCAGAGCAATACTAGAAAGAG